TACTGTGCCTGAACACGTTGACCTGAAGAGTTTACATATTCACAACCAACGAAAACGCCTATTGCGCCAACGCCTGAAGTGCCTGAAATGCTATTGGAGGTTAGGTCTGCACCTGTACCTGTAGCCAACGCAATGTACCCATCTGCCCCTATGATAACGGCTTGACCATAAAATAGGTTTGTACCTTCACCTGCGGGATCGATGAGATATTGGTTCGTAGAACCTGCATACGGCATTCCGTCTGATCGTCTGATCGGACGTAGACCGTAGGGAGCTGCTGTAGTAGCCATGTCTCATACTCCTAAAAGTTTAAAATTACGACAAGCTACCCTTTCGAGTCACTTGCCAAACGAAGATCGTGTGCTTCGCTCTGGATTTAGAACGGGCATACGAGGGTCTGAGTTACGCAAGTAGCTGTTATCCACAGCATCCATTTGGCTTTCAGCCTGTTGGAGCTGCGCTTCACGTCTAGCCTGCACATTTTCGGCAGCATTCTGACATAGCAGTAATCCACCGACCTCAATATTGTCTGTAAATCGAGAATCGATATCAGACACAACTTGAAGGTTTGGGTGATCCTCTTTACGAACAGGCGTCCATCCCTCACGAAATCTAGAAGAAACATTCGTATTGTCAGTCTGTCCAAGTGTTGATGTGCGAATCCAACGGTATTCAATACCTTCTCTGGGTTCGGGGACAGGTAACATCGAAGGTCTCGTCCATGACACCTTACGTTTTGACTCTTCACGAGTCTCTGTGTTGCGTGAGTTTCGGTTCGTCATCGTTTCACTTCCTTCATTAATTGCGCCGCATATTGCTCATTTGTCAGACCAAGCCTCTTGGCGAGAGAGACTTGCGTTGAGGTCAGTTGCACTTTGCGTGGTTTTTTTCCACTTCTAGCAGCGGGGGCAACCACGTTGCCTGCTTGACGTTGAGGTGCGGGTTCCTCAAAAGGCTCATCGTCAAACTCATCTGGGAAGACACGACGCATCGCATCATCAATTTGATTATAGTACTCTTCAGTGTCTGGCGCAATACCACTTTTAATAAGTTTTTCATGAACGCCAAAAGCATACCCTGTCATTTCAGGATCATACTGATCACTCCACTCGCCAAACCAAGGATTGTCTTCAGCCCATTCTACACCCATTTGACTAGGTTTATTTGGCTGCATTGTCTCCTGTTGATACTGCGGCTGTGGCGCAGGTTGTGGTGCAGGCTTAGGTTTGTATGAGTCATACTTATCTTTTTCTACACTTAGCTTTGCTATTGTTTCTTGAGCTTCAATAAGAGCATCAGAGTCACCAGTTTCATACGCTGACTTGTAAGCGGCTCTAGCTTTTTCTAGCTGTGCGTCTACACGACCCTTAGCTTGATTAACTAAAACTGCTTCGCCATCTGTAAGAGTTTTCTTTAGTCTATCGTTCTCTTGTTTGATTTGCTCTGCATAGCGTAACGCTTCATCCTGAAGTCGAGCAGCTTCTTCTTTTGCCCTTCTTTCCTCATGATACTCAAACTTTAATTGTTTAATGCGTTTCTGAACATTATCATTATAGTTTTCTATTTCATCATCATCAGGAATTTGTGGCTCACTGCCCTCAGCCCTTCTAGGTTTTCCCCTATCTTCTTCTGGAGTATCGTCAACAACTTCTATTTCAAAGCCATCGTCTTCTTCAGAATCAACAGTTGCAGACTCAATAGCCTCTGCTACCGTCTCTTCTTCAAACTCTGTTTGCTGTTCTGCTGCTTGGTTCATATTCTTGTGTACCCCCTTGGATCTTCGACCACTGCCTCAACAGTGTCATCATTGATAAGACGAAACTCTTTCCCATGTATCTTAAATCGAGTGCCTGAATAAGATCGAAAAATTACAAAATCTCCTTTCTTGCAGTACTCTCCATGTGGGAATTTGTCTTTGTCAGCATAGGCATCTGGGCCTAGTTCCATAACAAAACCAATAATAGAAGCAGTTTCTTCTGCGGCCTTTAGACCGTCAGGCATAAACACCCCACCCTCTGTTTTGTCGCTGATTTCTGGTACGCCTATTAGGATCTTATATCCTTTTGGCTGTGGTAGCTGATTAGCTACTTTTTCTTCTGTAGTCGTATTTCCTGTATACATTTCAATACCTTGCAGTGATTTAAAGGTTCACAGTCACCTTGCGTGGACATCCACGAATACTCCCTGATTTGGACAATAGTAAAAAAATTTTTAACTTTCAATATATCTTTTCTCTATATCCTCTAAATCTTGTCGTATAATTTTTACAAGATCACATCGTCCCACCAAACGATTGTAAGAACTAAGATCTTCTGCCTGACCAGACGCAAGATATGTCTTAATATCTTCTTCATACTCGTCAAGCTTTCGCCCTAACAGCGAAAACACAGTATCACTCATCTCCCTTTACAAGCTCCTTCGCTATTTCGATACCCAGTTTTGCACCCTCTTTCTGGTCTTCACGCTGTGATTTATCCAGATCGGTGGCTAGTTTTACGCCAAGACGTGCACCCTCACGTTGGTTCTCAGCGGAAATACGTTCCTGTTGAATTTGTGCATTTGAACTTTTTGTCATCGCATCAAGCTGCAACTTTTGCGTATCCATTTGGATCTTGTGCTCTAGTTCTCTTTGCTTCATTTGTAGTTCTGCCTGTTGCATTTGTACAACAGGATCTTGCTGTTGCTGCTGAATCTGCTCTTGTTGAGCTTCTCCTTGGCTCTTTTGCAACAGTTTTTCTGATGCTTCTTTTGCGAGTCTTGAGATCTCCACCTCTACATCTTCTGGTAGTGGCTGATCTTCGTTTGGCATCTCAACACCAAGCATCTTCTCAATCTCACGTCTGTATTGGAAAGCAACATGCTCTGTGACATGTGCAGCCATAGCCGCCCCGATAGCCTGTGCAAACGGTGACTGCCCTACAAGCTCTCGCATCTTAGGATCTTCTATCGCAGCCATGTGCACCGCTATGTGCGCTTCGTGATCTTGATACTTGAATGCTTTAGTTGGCTCTTGTTTGAGCATCATCATGTTTTCTGTGACAGGATCAGCAGGTTTAATATCATCAGGTAGTTTAACAATATCGCTTGCATCTTGTATTCCCAACACCTCTAACATCTGACGATGCAGCTTCCCCATGTCATATAATTGAGGAGCTTGCTGAGAAAGCTGCAACGCCGCCTGATACTGCATAATCCTTTGGGACATCGTAGCAGCATTAGGATCTGAAACAGGTATAACATCGACACGAGCATCAAAATCTTTCTGCCTGTTGAAGTCACCATCCATTTCATAGGCGTACTCAGCAGGCATGTAATCACGTATAATCCTTGCCAACAATCGCAGTTCGTTCTTCATAGAGGCATGCATGCGAGCCTGTACGCCAGACATAACCTTCATGCTGCGCTCCATAAGAGCAAGCGTTGTACCAACAGGTGCTTGAGAGTTCATGTCTCCCACCTGTATATCTGCAACAGAACCTATCCTGCGTCCTTCTTCGACAATGTTGCCAAGTAACGAGTAGAGAACTCCTGATGGCTCTTTGTAAGGGATGAACGTAATTGAATCCCGTATCGCACCACCTGGAACATCAACGTCCCTGAACTCACCTGGCATAAGCGGAGTGTCATCACCTTTAATGCGGAGACCGCGAGCTTTAAGACCCGCAGGCAAATTAGATAATGTACCCGCGTCAATAAGTTGACGAAGGATCGAAGTTGCCGACTTAGCCAATCCACCAATAAGATGTATAAGACCCGTGCCGTAGAAACCCAACCCAGGTAGGTATTTGTAATGTACGAAGTGTAGTCTTTTCTTTTTCTTTGCATCTTCCTCATACCAGTTTTTTCTAATCGCTAATATCTCACGAGAAGATTTATCAATTGTAATTACATAGGGTCTTGCTATTCCATCTGGATCATCGAACTCATCTGGCATGTTCATGGTAACATGCATCTCAAGAATCGTATGACGGTCATCATCCTCTATGACTGCGCTCTCTCCATCAAGCTCATCATATTTTTCCTGAATGTCTGAGAAGTCTGGCTCTGGTTCAGGGAGATCAACCTTTTTGTAGAATCCTGCCACCTGTAGTTCTAGGATTTCGTTAGCTGTTTTCTTCATGATGTGTGTGTATCTAGGGCAGGAAGCCAGATCTGATGCACCATAGGAAGCAACGAAGTCTTCTGCGGGGACAAACATAGCTACAGGTCTATCCTCTAACGGATCATAGTAAACCTTTTTGAAAGCAGAACCTGCAAGCGGTAACTTGAAAAGCATTTGTTCTGTCTCATCACGGTATTCCGTCATCTCTTCAGTCAGAAGATAGTTCATTTCTGTCTGGATTCTGTCAGCTTGATCTGTCTTTTCTGGGGTTAATTTACCCATAATCTTGGTTCTTACTGGCCCAGACGCAGGGAATAACTCGCCCATTGCCTGTGCCTGAAACCTAACAACGGCCTCTGTAAGAACTGGATGGAACACTCCAGATGCCCCTTGCCACGGTTGGCTACGTTCTTCTATCTTCATCCCAAGAAGATCTAATCCCTTAACGTAGGCTCTTGCCCAGTCTTTTCTAGACTCACGATCAGAATTAAATTCTCCTACAAGTTCAGATGCCATTGATTGTAATTCAGCTTCATCAATAAAATCAGCTAGGTTTGCGTCATGGTCTGGCCCTGTAATGCTTTCGGTTATATCACCCTCAAAGTCTATAATCACTCCACCGTCACCAGTATCTATCGATACCGCATCAGGATTTACAATCTCTACTTCAATATTCTCAGCATCCGTTTCTTCGATTTCTAGATCTGAAGGTTCCATCTGCTTTTCAATAGCCATGACTATCTCCTAGTAATATTCGACTGGTCTTTGGTATCTTGGCTCATCATCCCAGTCATCCATTTCGGCTCTCACCCAACCGCCTTGCCTAAACCTTAGCAGAGCTTGTGTGGTCGAGTCCACTAAATCATCATGATCCCCAGAGGGAAATGATGCACACTCTTCAATCACTTCTTCTGCCCATCTGGTGGGAGGATACCATATTGAGCCGCTTGCGAACAGGTCTGTTATTGCATTTACTCTCGCAATCTTATCCTGTCCACGCGAAGGTGTAAACTCTGTAACTGGAATACCCATAGATCTAAGCTCAAATATCAGGGGCGCACCAGACGCTTTTTTCTCCACAATCATCTGATCAGGCTCAAA